ACGGTGGGATCTGCGGGCAACGTAACTGTACCGGTGAACGTCGGAGAGGCTACTGGTGCTCTAGTGGTGTCTGTTGGGTGCTTATGGTCCCCCCTTGATGCAGAGGACGACGTGCCGGCAGCTGCGGCCCCGTCGATCAACGGGACTGAGGCAGAAAGTAGGGACGACTGAGTAGACTGAGCTGCTGCCTGGACATTAGAAACCTGTACTCCGGTATCTGTTTTTATGTTGGTGTAAATTTCAGGCCAAAATGTTGTACTCCACAATCCAGGCTCAGCGGTCTGCCCGACTAAATTAATTCTAAGAGTGTATTCTGCGTCAGTTTCGCCCTGCTGCTGTCTCATTTTTGCGAGTTTGGCAAGGGCTTGATTGAGCAAATACGTTTTGTATGCGCTCGCGCCTGATAGCTGTCCTTTTAGGGCAGATTCTTCTGCGTCCAATTTTGCTTTTATGGTAGTGAATGCCATCTTCTCTCACCTCATGGAGTCAAAATTATTGTACAGTCATCCACGTTAACTGAATGGTGCCCGGTCAGCTGTAATATTACCAATCCATCAGTTGCTGCGGTCGGTAGCTCCACGGAAGTAGTGACTACATTATTATTTACCGGGAGAGTCACAGCTTCAGATTCACCTGTATTTCTATTGCAAATTAAAAATCTAGAATCTGACAGCGCCGAACCATTTGCATGGATCGTAACTTTCTCAATTTTCATATACTGCGCGGGAATTCCCGAAGTGTTGCTTCCTTCGATGTGGTACGCCTTCAATGTGTACCTTGCTGGTGGTATAGGAATTGATGCAGTTGAGGTGACCCGGTACCCGATGGCATAGCCGGTATGCGAGGTGCCTGCTGAATCAATCAATGTTATTTGTTCCCAGTCACCCGGGGGAGCAAACGCAAGAATATAAGTACCCACCTCAGCTGTAACTCCGCGGCTTGGATCAGATGCCGTCAAGGGGGTGGCTTCTGTCCCGTTCCAGTAGACGATTTCTTTTGTATATGATGGGTCAGCTGGCAAAAACGTCCTTATAGCCAACTTGCAGAATTTTTGAGAGCATATATACCAAACTATATCCCCCGTATATGGGTTTACCTGCCCAGGCAACGTGGTAAAACTGGGTGAATCTGATGTCTGAGCTACAACTGCTGTAATGTCTGAATAGGTTGGCTGGTCATGAGTGTGTATAGCCCACAGTCCCGACAACACTGGGGGGGTGGTTACAGCAGTAACAGATGGACATTTTATTCTGATCCATTTCCCAGTAATTCCATTTCCCGCAGGCCACGTTGGGATTCCAGCAATACGGGTAAACGTAATCCGGGCAATCCCAGTTGCGCTGAAAGATCCGGCCATCACCACATTCTGAGCCTGGACAAACTGAGATCCATCCCAGTAATCTACTCTCGGCGTCTGGCTACCGGTCAGTACACCTACAGTCTTGACATTGATGTGGACTGCTACAACATCACGGCCCGCTGTATCAATTAGCAGTTCATCCGCGCTTGGGTTAATCGTATCAAAAAACGCAAATGTGTCGGTGTCTCCCTCACTTGCCTCCCTCGCTGCTACGGATATATCTGTATACGTTACAGCGCCTGCAGCATCGGCGTTGCCTCGGAGTACTGCCTGTATGATATTTGCCTGAAATCCAGACAAAACGGCGTTAGGTGCGACTGGTGTAATTGTCCCGAATAGGACACCATCATTATTCCGGCCGGAAAGTGGGCCGGCCATCCCTGTGAAATGTAGTTCGATGCTCATAATTTCCCTCGATAGCAATTATTATATATTTTCAAATGTTAGTGTGTTATACTGCCCCGGAGCCGAGGAACTGGTGGGGCAGTTATTTTTTTTAGATCTACCGCAAAGTCTTTTCCTACATTGAAATAACTCACATGGTCATCATCCCCTAGAGATCCAATGTCGTACTGCAAACTGACATAAGCCGTCAACTCTTCTTTCGTCTGAAAAGAGATCACAACAGCAGGCCATTTGGAAAAATCAGGGATATGGTAAGAAACACCATTGTAAACCCCCAATTCATATTCAGAGAATACACAGGGAGAATCATCTTTCAGGTGATAATCTCCAGCTACAAACGATGGGTCCACGTTATAAACAGACTTACAATTTACCCCCCAGTGGTTAGCTGTTTTATTTCCATATTGGCAGTTTTCCAAGCAGTCTACAGTATGTCTCTTGCCTGTTAAGTTTACTATTCCACTCCCCGACTTCGTGCCTTTATACAAGCTCTCAGTCGTTTTAGTTATAATATTTCTTGAAACAGTTGATTCAAGGCCTGATAATGAAGAAGTGGATTTCCAACCACTGAAAACAATTCCATACCCCATGTTTTGATCAAAGGTGTTGTACTCAATCAGACCGTTGAACCCATCTATACAGATGCCTCCAACATCGGCTGTCTTGACGCTCGCAGGCTCTTTCCCACATCCAAGGAACAGATTGTTCCGGATGATAATATCATTCTTACCTGTGGTACCAATCACCCAGGCTGCAGGCCCTAAGGAGTCAGTAAATATGTTGTTATAGAGCTCAATTTTCGTACAGTTCCAATTTACTGCAGTGTTCTGCACCTGGACAAGAGGACCCGTATTATCTCGGGTTCCCCTTAGATTGCAGTCATGAATTTTTCCATTCTCCACAGACCTAAAACGGACAGCAGCATTGACGCAAGTGTCGATATCAAGGCCCCAAATCTCAACGTTTTTTGCAGCAGCTGCACAAACTACGTCGTGCCCTCCCCGCTTGCCTTTAACATTCCAAATTTTGATATTCGTGCCACCCTCGATTCTGGCAAAATCCCCTAAATTGTTATTGGCTTCACAGTCATGAATTAAAATGTCAGTCGCGTTTGATGGGGTAGGACTTTTGATATCTCCAGAGCATAGTGGCCCAATCGTGTTATGATAACCCCTCCCCCAATTTCCGGAGGTATTAGGATGCTCGGGGCTTGTCCTGGGTACGTATTTCTGGCTGTCCCTATTCCCTTCAAAAATTATATTGTGGAGGTCCCAACCTGCAGCACCTTTCGAAAGTTTTGATCCGATAAGCGGGATCTGTTCTCCAAATATCGAGGTAGGAACATGTTCCTTAAGTTCAAAAGTTGAGTCCTTACCGTCAAGTTCAAAGTAATTCCAGAAACGTATGCGAGAGTTCACGAGGATATGGGAAGCATCTGAAAAAACGAATTTAGCCGGGTTATTTCCGTTGCTGTCAATAATCTTCTGCAGTTTTGTAGAATCATCAATAGAAGAACCGATTGTTATTTCTTTCATCATATCTACTCCTTGAGCCTGCCATCAAAGAATATTATATGAGTTATCGTATATTATTGTTAACAGTGTTAACAAATTGGATAAATAAAAAAAGTAGTTTGAAAAAATGTTTCACAAGGGTCACTCTTCCTTCTCTCCCGTTTCCCAATAAGTTAGAAGTCTCCCCAGAACATCATCAAAAGACTCTCCATACTTTCCAATATTTGCAATACGTTCCAAATTCCCAGGGGATGCCCTCTCCAATTTAAAACCTTCTCTGAAGCTATAATTTCCGAGTTCATGATCAAAGGGTTCTCCATTAATCTCTGCTTGTTCGCATAACCATAAAAGAGCGGCATTATTAATCTCTTTCATTCCCTCCCAGGTTTTTGCACTATGGAATATACTTTTATGAAGAGTTTTTGGAATGTATACACCGATGGCATGGTTATTAATTATATGCAAGTGATGGAAGTGAGAGCCTTCAAAACTTTGATTAATTGGGTTATTGCGTTCCATTATCCACCGTCATTTTAAGCCAGTTGTACACATTAGCTCTAATTATTATATTTCTCAATTTTACTCCTCACTCTTCTTAATATTCCATCTAACAGTCTTACATTTCGGACACATCTTAGGATCAAGCGATTTAGCAGTCCACTCAAACCCACACTTTTCACACTTACATTGACTAACTTTTATTGTAATAATTTTTTTTGCCATGGTCTTAATACACCCGTTTTATATATCAAGTTTACTTTTACTTTTACGTTTACTTTAACGTAAGTATTAAATACTTAGAACTCCTACTATCATATACTAAGTTACAAAGGACGGTGCAACAAAATGAGTGACGGATTAAGCGGAATGGTTCAATTCATAGACAACCACGAGTTCGACAGGATGGAACGAATCAGACAAGCTAAGAAGGCAGCTTTCACGAACTACGTGAACAGCTACATTGAAACCACTCAGAAAAAGAGATGCACATGTTCTGCCTGTAAAACTGAAAACGCGATTCACCCTATCGAGATTATCCGGGCTTCTAGGGGTGTTGAAGAAGTCTGGAAATGCGATTCCTGTGAAAGAGTTGTTGAGAAAGTCATGAGCTATAAGGAGTTGTCATACAGGTTGAATGTTGACAGGCAGTTAACTACTTAAACTACTTTTTTGTTGCGCTAAAGTGTACAAAGCAGCCTAATTAACGAGCGGTATAAAAAGATAAGAGGAAAAAAGCATGACTTGGGATGAATACGTTTCACAAAGTACCAAAGCCTTGAATGATCAGGCAATTGATGAAAGGAACGCCAGATGGGATGAAATAAACGAAATACTAGATAAGGATCGTGAAGCTTGGGAGGCTGAACTTGAATCAATTCAGGCTGAAATAGATGCGGAAAGTGAAGAAGAAACCATAAAGGGGGCTTAAAATGTTCCTCAAAAAACTCACTAAACAGCCTACGAAGGCTATCAACGCCTCAATTAATAAGAGGTATAAGAAGGATAAGAGGGAGAAAAATTGAATCAAAAAATTTGCACCCTCAACAAAGGAAAACTTGGTTTATGTGCTCCACTCGCTGGAGCAATTCTTTTAGAAGATCTTCAACTGATCGGAATTAATCAGGAAACAGAAGCCGTCATGTTTCCAAAAACAAGATCAGTCTTGAATTTCTGCCCCTTCTGTGGAACTAAACTACTGGAGGGATGCTGATATCCTCTAAAACCTGCAATACCTGCAAACACGACTGTTGTAAAACTTCCTGGGAGGCAAAATAGTGTCTGAAAATGAGATTGTTTTCGATGTGCAGCTATCGGTTTTTGCAAGAGTAAAAATCAATAGAGAAGTTTTCACTCAAGTTGATGCAGAATGGAAACGGATGTTTTATAAACTTGACACTGATGCCGATATTGTCTCAATGATAGTTTCCAATTTGGTTCAGGGAATTGAACTTTCACATCTTGACGGCTTTGCAAATTTACCGGACAGCCATGCCGTATGGGTAAACCCTCCTGAATATGAAGTTGAAGAAGTAGAAGAAGTTAAGTGAGGAGACTTGAAAATGGTAGAAAAAGAGGTAACTATAACGACTAGTAGAAATTTTTGTGATGTGTGTGACGTAATGGAGACATATCCACAGTTCCGACGCTGCTCAATTTGTGGAAAACTCCTTTGTCCCAAATGTGAAAATATAATTAACCCGCTTAATTATCAACCTCTCGGTGTTTGCTCTGACTGCGTGAGTCCAGAACTTGAAGAAATCAAAAAAATAGGTCATGAAGTGGAAAAACTATACGGGCAAATAGAGGAACTTCATAAAAAAGAAATTGAAATCGTAGAGAATATTAGAAAGAAACGGAGTAATTGAAGGAATGCTGAATGCGCTCAGAAACAATCACTGTCGATTATCCAGATTCTAAAGACGATTGCTCTGATCTTAACTGTTCTAAATGTGGTTTTCTTGTGAGATATCTGTTAGAGGATATCCCATTTTCTTGTTATGATCGTAAAAAATCATGCAAGTTTTGGAGCGATTGAATGTAAAAAAGAAAAAGCATTAAGATGCTTTATAAAGGGAATTACATCTATCTGCATGTTGGGTGCCAGTCTTCAATAAATCTTGATACGGAGAAAGTACAGAATGATTGCTTTCAACCTGGACCATTAACTTGCCTGCAGCATTACGGAGGCAAGCAGAGAAGAGTGGCTTTCTCTTGCAGACTCCCACTGGCTGTCCTGCGGTCCATCGGAACAGCCCATTGTAAAAGCAATCGAGAGGAATATTAAAAAAATAACAAACTTTTTCATAAAATCACCTGTTTAATATTTGTATAATATTGATATTTTAAAGTTTCTAAAAAATAACAAAAGGAGAGAATTTTTAATGGAAATATCAATTTTTAAAAGCTTATGGATAATTTTAAGAAATGCAATTCTTTATAGAAAACGCTGTGAAAATTGTTCTTCCTGGATGAGTCGTAACTGCACACAAGAACATTATGGTGCAGTAGGACCACTAGGGAAATGTGAAAAATGGACAAAAAAAGAATAACAATCTCTTTATTTTTTACTCCACAGCGTAATAATTCCCCTTTCTGTCATGCACTATGGTTACTCGCTCCCCCACATTTACCGAAGAAGCCAGTTTTATAACTCGATATTCGTTATTTGAGAGGGGAACAAGTAAACCCTTTTCACCTATTTCAACATCTGTTAGCTTGTTAAAAATGTAATGATCTCCTGAGTAGAATATTACCCCAATATCTTCAGGTTCAGCTTCACTCATAGCGCGCAGTCACCAGCTTTCCGGACTGAGTTTGAATTGTCATTGTTTTGTTTTCTGTGTCTTTTGAAATAACGGTTCCGAGTTCAGGGGTTAATTGCTTTTCTATCGTGTTATTCACCACCTCTTTTATCTGTGAAGTGCTGTCATCTGATACCGGCTTGAAGTACCCAGGGCTAATGTACTGAGAATACGGCTCAAGAATTACATGGTCGGCAGACGAATATATAAAATCTGTAATCAACTTAAGATCAACCGTTTCTGTCATTTTTTCAGAGTGATATTTTATTTCAGATATCCTGAGCCAGGAAGGACGTGGCACTCCGGACACGTCTATGGTATGCTTTGAGTTAATTTCGTCCCGTGGATCAAAAGCGATTACATAGGGGAGCTGAACAGAATTAGTAAGAATATATAAATCATTAGGGAAAGCTGAACTAAATCTAATTCTTTGGTAGAGTTCAAAATCAAAGCGATTAACAAACTTTGCGCTGACTGTAGCCCTGGGAGCATTGAAATATAGCAACCATTTTATAGCCTCTATTTCTGCTGTACTGCCTTTCTCTTCAATGTATTTGTCTTCTAACCTGTATTCTCGTGCTTTCTCTCCAGCTTCGACTGCTGGAGTATATACACTTGACACGGTAGTTTCTCCGGTACTCGTAATAGTCCCATAGATGGTTGCCATGTTGTATTTTTCGTCTGGCATACCTTCGATTTTTGGCTGAGTAACTATAGTAATGTCGTCAGGATCTATAAACTCGATAGGCGCAGGTAGTCCAAAACCTCCATACGATTGATCAATGTCTGCTGCAGGAACTACAGAAAGACCAGGTGCTATATTATGAATATCCTCAAGCTCGTTGTAGTAATCAACTAATTTTATATTTATTATAGACCCCATATATTCAGCAATTTCTTTGATTGCTTCGAGCCTGGACACTTCAGGCTTAAAAACAAACTGAGTATCAGGTTTTTCAGTATCTGTCATCTGGTCTATATATACTCCTGTTTTTTCAGTAGCCATTAACTCGGATATCCACATATCCCAGGAAAACAGCGTTCCATTAAGGACAATAACCTGATAATTCCAAGGTATTTTTTGGACTGATAGATTTCTGCTCTGATCGGCGGCCTGCATCTGCAGTGTAGTGTAGTACCCTCCGTGTGTAGGGCTGTTGGCTATCACTTTCCCCCAGAAAAGAAGGTGTTTTACTCCCGCAGAATCCCTTGCATAATATTTTACCGTGGACCCCTCAACCGGGACCTTCGAATCTGCAAATTCTGCAGTGAGTTGTAAGTATGCATCGGTAATTGATTTCTGAATATCACACGAAACAAGGGAATAATCTCTAAGTTCCGTTCTTTCAACGATTTCCCCGTCTTCAACAGTACTTAGTGTACTCATTGAATCAGTTACTTGATCGGGTTGGCCTATACAAAAACCCGTCTCAATTGACGTGGTAACCGCATCTTCAAAATAGTCCTTTACCGAACTTCCTGTACTTACATAAGTTGTAACTTCATCAGAAACAAAATCATGTTGCTGCAGGAATCCGTTTGAATTTTGAACAAATTTTCTACCTAAAGTTAGAGTGGGCTCGGTTGCTGCATACTTCCGTATTCTGACCCAATCAACTTTGATATATCCTTCACCGTAATAAGCATAAACTTCAATTGGAAGATTTACAGAACCGGGGGGAGTTGTAGTTATCTCCCCTCTGTATGAATAATTGACGTAATATTTAGGACCCACGGCAATATGTGCAACTCCATAAACATTATACGTTGAGCCTGATCTATCAACGCCGTCATTATCCCAATCGCCTGAACTTCCATTATGTGCAAACCGGTGATCAGTTGTCAGGCTCCCTGCTGCCCCCTGCCAAGCTGCGGTTTTTTGGGTGCTGTCGTTTCGGAATCCGAATGGTCCACGTTGTCCAGATTGGTGAGCGATTTTAATTTCTACGAGAGAACCAGGTGCAAACGTTGTTTTACTTTCAATATATCCACTTAAAGACGAATGTTGAAGTGTTAGAATTGAGCCTGAAACAGTCCCCCCGCTGCCACCAACTGTCCAAACTGAAGTACTTAATGAGTTGAAATCATCCCAGAAATCAAAGGTATCTGCCCCAGACGAGGCACTACTTACAGCACCATTACCGTAAAACATCAATATTCTAGTATCATTTGCAGGCAGTTTAACTAAAAATCGAGCAGTTGAAAATTCAGTATATGACTCTCTATAATGTTTCAACTCGTTTCCGTATTTATCGGCAAAACGGATATCTCGAAAATCTGCCCTCATCCCGGGCTTCCAAGATAAATCAAATTTCGTTTGGAAGTTAGCGGTAGCTGATGGGTTTGTAATTATTATATCATACCCAAATTTCCAGGCAAAATATTTAGAAGTCAGAATCTCAACCCCTTAAGATTGAGCCTGCACGATTCCGTAAATATAAACGCCTGTAACCGTATAGGTACTTGAAAGATTCGTGACCTTCACTTTCACGTATTTTGCAGACCTGTTGAACTGTAATACACCTTTTACTATATGTCCGGCGTCTACCGCGATATCGTAAGAATCTACAGGATCATCATAAGAACCAACCGCGAATGAAGGATATGCAGCTGCGGGATCTGCAAAAAGTTCTATTCTAATTCCAGAAGCAGCAGACGCATTAAACGTGGCCTGAAACCCGATAGCAAAATCAGTAGCGCCAGATAAATCTAATGACGAAGCTGAAGTATTTGTCCCGCTTGTGGTGAGAGTTGCATTTGATATTAGGGTAGTAGGTGTCTTTACCAGAGCCATTAATTAACACTCTCCATTTTCTTAATGTTTTCGCCTATGGCGGCCCTGATATTCCCCTGTAAACTTGTATCTTTAATTATTTTTTTAATCTCTTTTTTGATATCTGATATAGGAGTGTTTTTATTATAAGGAACTTTTACATGTTGAAAATTAGGATTTTCTGTTTTTTCGTCTTCGGTGGTTACCTCACACTCTACCCATACGACCAATGGGTCCGATGTTTCAGTTACAGTTATACTGCTTTTTTCAATCCTGATCTCGGCCATATTAAGACCTCGCATAAGTATGAGTAACTGTAATTTCCATCGAATCCCCATCGGCATAAGTTCTGTTTGCAGCTAAAACACGCCTATACAACATCGTACCAGAAGAAGAGGCTGAAAAAATACCTATTTCTCGGACAGTTACAGACCCGGTAAACGGGAAAAGTACATTCCAAGTAGCTATCCCGGTACTCGAAGTTGAAGTGGTCGCTGCTTTCCGAGCGGAACCGTACAGAGTATTTTCAGCACCTAACGCCGCATCCGTGTTTACTTCTGCGGTAGAGTCCGTACCTGTAGCCACGTAAGGATAAGCTCCAATAAGAAGAGTAGCCATTGAATCGAGGCCAGCATTCGTAATAGTTCCCATATCAAACCCTCAAACATTTCAATTCTTTTCTTTTCCAAGGTTCACAATTATCCAGGAGATTAGTTTCAGTTCCATCTTCACTTAATAAAAAATGTTCATAAATGAGAAGTCCTTTCCACGTTTTTACTTCCCACACTTGTTTTTGTGTAGTCGAATTAATGAACATCAGCCTGCCTGAATTCAATAGAATAAGTCCAGATCCCGGACCCTTCCTTTACTTCCCAAATTTCTGATATCTGGTAAACATAACAGTTAGAATAATTCGTTCCATTAATCGCAAGTGTTGAAAAATCGTCAAGAATGAGAGCTTCTACGTCTGCAAGTTCAGAATCGCTATCAACATAGCACTGAAATATTTTTGGAAACTGGATAACTTTTGAGCTTCTGGTTACATGGGTATTTTCTGAAAGCAGCTCCGTTTCTTTACATGGCCTCGTTTTTATCCCCTTCGGGGTCTGCCAGTTTTTAAGGGCAACACCTGCAAAAGTAACCATACTCAGAATATCCCCGCCCTGCGCCTGTCGTTGGCTATGGAGCTTTTCACAGCTGCAATTATCGCTTCAAGGTCGCTGTCATTCCGGACATAATTAGGCCCTATACTGTACCGGCTGCCTTCGACTACAGTAGAAGAATTTGATACATTTGAAACGCTCTGAAGGCCTGCGCCTATACCAGCACTTATTGGACTCTTGACGTTTGAGAGAGCACTTGAAAGAGGGGAAGCCAGACTACTAACATTTTTTATACTCTTCAGCATCGGAGTATAGAAAACACTGTCCCAATCTGGCAGGGTTGAGAATGGGCCCTCTTTTGCAGGGGAGTGAGGAAGGAGAGAGCTCACCTTCTTAAGAGCCGAAGCTGCAGCGTTGTAAACACTTGAAGCTGCGCTTTTAATTCCGTTAGAGATCGAGCTTATGATGGAGGACCCTGCGGTTTTAGCTGTGTTCTTTGCAGCTGAAACTGCGGAAGTAAGAGGGCTGGAGATATATTCTGAAAAGTTTGGGAGTCTGGATAGAGGACCCTCTTTTGCCGGACTGTGGGGCATATGCTTATCAATCCATGACAGTAACCCGTTAATTGAATCCTTTACACTTTGTATCTTTTCTTCTACCCCGTCTTTAAGTGCTTGAATAATTGCTTTCCCTGCGTTTTTAAAATCAGATACCTTGTTTTGAATTTTAGTAACTATACTGCTTACAGCAGTTTCTACGCTGGTTGCTTTGTTTTTAATCTCTGTAACAATTTCATCCAGTTTTGATTTAATAGCTGTTTTTATTTCTGTCCATTTGGAGATTACTTGTGTCTTAAAGGTGTTGTACTTTGCAACCATGTCATTTAATTTTGCAACATTTGAAGCAATCCATGCTTGAATATCTGCAACGAGTTCATTGAATTTAGCTTTGATCGCAGCTTTAATTTCCGTCCATTTAGCTATTGCCTGAGTTTTAAATGTGCCGAGTTTTGCAGTAGCGTCGTTATATTTTGCTACCTGATTTGCAATCCAAGTTTGAATATCAGTAATTAACTCAGTAAGTTTGGTTTTAATTGATGTTTTAATTTCTGTCCACTTTGCCAAGACTTGAGTTTTGAATGTACTGAGTTTAGAAATTACATCATTGTATTTTGCTACCTGATTTGAAATCCAATTTTGGATATCGTTAATCAATTCATCAAGTTTGAATTTTATTACACTTTTAATTAATACCCAAGCCCCAGATGCCTGATTCTTAAATGTGGTAAGATAAGCGATGGCACTGTTTAATTTTTCTGTTTGTCTGGTAACCCAATTTTGGAGATCTGTAAGAATTCCCGTTATTGCAGTCGATAGGTATGTTCTTATTGAATTCCAACTGTTTGAAAATATACTCGATAACGTTCCAAAAGCAGAAGATGCAACTCCCGGCAATCTCCCAAGTTCGGTTGTAAATTGGTTCCATTTCTCTTTTATGAAATCAACTGCAACCTGTGTTTTTCCTTGAATGTCAAACCAATTTTTACTCCAAGCTAAAGCGAGAAGTGCTATTCCAGCTGCAACGAGTCCAACGGGAGTTAATATCAATCCAATAGCTTCTACCAAAATTGGGATTACAGTATAGATGATAATCCCTGCTGCCGTTGATAGCGCACCAAAAGCTGCACTTAAAAATGGAAGTGCTACACCGGCAACTGTTGTTATAGCTGCTGATAATCCTGGGAAAACTGCAGTAAATAATCCAGATAATATTGTCCCAAGCGTTCCCCACGAAAGACCCATTGCTGATACTGTAGCTATTCCTCCCGATATTGCAGCGATTACTGGAGTTACAGCGGTTATAATACCCGCGAGTCCAATTACAAGCCCACCTGCTGCAACAGCAACGCCTACGAGAGCCAAACCAAATTTTACGACTTTAGGATTATCGGCAAGCCATTTTAACAACCCAGCGACAGCCTCAGAAATTGCATTTATAACTCCTGCAAGAGTCTCACCTATTGAGCTCACATCATCCCCACCGATTGAGCTAAACATGTTAGTGAATGATGGAGCGACTTCTGAAATTATCGTTTTGACGGAATCAAAACTTGATTTAAGGTTATCCCATGTTGGGGATAAATCGCTGATAAATCCTGAAATTATATCCTTTCCAGTTTTAAAAGCGGATACCAGGGAGTCCCATATTCCTGAAAAATCTATGTTTTTAAGTGTATCCATTACAGACTTGAATATTCCTGATAAATCGATGTCAGGGATGGTAATGTTAAACATATCTTCAATGGTTCCAGTGAGCCCGTTTTCAGCTACCGACATCGTGAAATCCGCAATGGATTTTGTAATACTGTTGAAAACATCAGCTATTGATTTTCCAATTGCGCTATTTTTAACACTATCCGAGAATTTGCTTAATGCGTTAGCTCCACTTTCAAAAGCACCAGACAATGATTTGAAAGCAGGGGAAGCAGATTCTCCAGCACCGAAAATTATTCTTGTAACCGAATCAAAAATGAGCCTGAGGTTTGTTACCGCTGGACTGATATTGTCTACAAAGCCGGAAAATATCTGTTTCCCGGTTTCAAACACACTTTTAATAGTTTCCCATACTGGTTGTAATCCAGATATCAATGACCGTATAACATTTATTATGCTTATTATTGCACTCTGTACGATAGGCGCCGCCTCTACTATTACCCCGGCAATCCTACTCATAATTCCATTTATCATATCAGCTGCAGAATTGGCAACTCCTGACCCAGATCCAGCTATGGCACTAAACACATTTCCGAGAACATCAAAAATAGTTGAACCTATTGCCATTATCGCATCTGCAGATTTTCCAAGTTGGCTTATAAAACCTACAAATGTTTCTACAATAGAAACTACTACTGTCTGAATACCCGGGATCATACCATTTAATGAGTCTGCGACCTGTCTTATTATAGGAGCTAATGCCTGCCCGACATTTATCATCATATTTTCAATAGAACCGCTTAAAGCATCAAGCGAACCTGATAAAGTGTCAAGCTGTTGATCTGCCATTGTCTGTGCAGCACCTCCAGCTTCCTGGAGTGAAGATGTAAGAGTTTTCAATTCACCTGCTTTTGACGTCAGAGCCTGGATTGCGGGTGCCCCTTCTCTACCGAACAATTGGAACGCTTCTGTGGCATCTAATCCATGGTCAGAAAGTGTTTGAATAACATCAGCAAAGTTATGAGTAACGGGATTGACGTCCTCGACTGTAAGCCCCATCGATTTTAGAACACCAGCGGCCTGGTTAGTAGGTGCAACTAGGGAAGCTATAACTCCCTTTAGAGCAGTTCCTGCACTGCTTCCATCCATCCCAGCGTTATATAAAATTCCTAACGCGCCGGTTGTATCTTCAAGGCTCATCCCAACGGATTTTGAGATAGTACCCACTTGTTCCATCGATGAGCCCAGTTTTTCCATGTTGGCCTGTGTTGCACCTGACGCTGATGCAAAAACATCTGCAACTCTTCCAGCATTTTCAAATCCAAGACCGAACTGAGACAGAGTTGACGTTACAACCCCAGTTGTCGCCGCTAAATCATATTGAGTGCCGGAAGCTAGGCTTAAAATTGGAATAAGCTGACTTGATGTAATTTTAGAAACGTCAACCCCAGCTGAAGCGAGATTATAAAGAGCGTCTGCGGCCTGAGAACTTGAAAAAGCTGTTTTTTGGCCAAGTTCTTGAGAAACAGCTGAAATATTTTCTTTTGCGGCTTTAAATGCTTCACCCGTCAGGCCCGTAACAGAAGCTGCGTTACTAATTGATTTTTCAAAATCAACAAACATGCTGGTAGCTTTTGCACCTCCAGCAACCAATCCTACACCAAGAGCTGATCCTGCAACAACTGCAGCCGTTCCGACAGTAGAAAGGGCACTTCCAACTTTACTAGTGACAGAACTCCCAAATTTGCCAACTTCTGAGGAAGCTTGTGAGAAGACCGTTGAGAGTCTACTCATGTCTCCTATAATACTTACTATAAGTTCCCCAGCTGACATTTTTAAGCACCCTTTTAACTATGTACTATTTTTCCCTGTTCGTAGTGCGCGTCTGGATAATACCTCTTAACTATATCGAGCGTAATTTCTCCGGGATCTCTTATTTTATCTTTTAATGGCTTTTCCAGACTTTCTCCATTCATGAGGGCACCATACGTGCCCCAATGAACCCGTGCTTCAGTCTTCTTTGCCTTCCAGCCTTCATTGAAATAATATATTACCTGTTTCCAGGTCATTTTTTCAAGGATGTACTCTTTAGTGGCCCATGAAAACATTAAACCAAGCTGGACGAAGATTTCTCCAATGCTTAGTTTTTTGCAGAATCACCTTTTGTTTCCTGCTCTCCCTGCGATATTCCGGCTAGATCCTGCCCCATCTTTGCTATCATGTCGATGTTTGTATTGTCAAGCAACCAATCTGCTGTGACAATTGGGTTATTTTTCGAACATATCTCAGCAATTATCTCAATTATTTTGTCCATACCATCTACTTCTGAGATCTTTTTTGACTGCATCTCATCGAGGATTCTCAGACTTTTGAGAGTATATCGAGTAGGGACAAACGTAAAATCAAGAGCTTCGCCTGCTACGTAAATGATTTTTTTAGGGGGGTCGAGAACGTCAACACCCTCAAGAACGGCATCTGTCATTTAATCAGGCACCCTGCTCATCCGTGATCTTAAAGAGCTGATCTCCTGCGGTTCTGGTGGTATCATATTCACCTTTCATCTCGATTTTCGGCTTAAGCGGTTCGTCGCCGTCGTCTGCAGGATAGCTGAAATCAAGACCACCAACAACCTTGGCTTTGTAAATATCGATCTGGAATTTCTTTCCAGCTGAATTGATGTTGGTTACTCTGACGTACCTTGCAGCGATTGTTGACAGACCACCTGAGCTCATTGTTTTGTTTGCAAGAGGAGTGTAGCTATAATCGACCAAAACTCCTTCACCTGTGCCGATCACCGTCGAAGCTGCAACCCTGGCAATGGTAGTATAACCAGCCGAGTCAACGGAAACCACATAATCTGTGTTTCGAACTGCAGCGTTTGAGCTTGCATCAGTAACCACGATCGAACCAACTTCAGACCCGTCACCGTTTTTGAAAGCAAGTTTTTTTGCAGTTGTCCCGGTTAGTGTAAGCGCTTCGTTTGTTACAGTTACTGGAGTTGCTGCTACACTCCCGGTAGAATCAAGTCCACCACGAATCAGAGCAAGTTTGGTAAGGTCCAGCTCCCACATTTCAAAGGAAAGTGAAACTGTGTGTTCCTTGTTACCTTTAGTTATAGGAGCTCCATTGTCTGCTTTTAGTTCAACGAGCGTATAGTCTTCTTTGATTGCTACTCCGGATACAAGTCCGAGATCCTGAAGATCTGCGGAACTTGTACCAACTTCGATTTTGGCTGACCCAAATCGTATCGTGTCCTCATCTTGTGCTGTCGTCTGATATGTTGGCATATTATACCTCTTATGTTCGATAGATTACCTTGAAATCATAGGGAATATGGAAAATGCCCGTTTCATCCGGGGCTAAATCATAGGGCGATATTGGAAAAATTCCTTCAATGTTAACACCGTTAACTATACCGGCGTAGCCGTTTAGGGCATTTTCAACAGCTAATTTTAGGTTTTTACATTCCATTACATCTTCAGCCCAGCAATCGACCTGCAGCCTGGCTGGCCTGGCTACTCTTTTGTATGGATCCGAAGGGAATAAATAGGAAATTGCAGGGAAAGTACATTCTAAGGGGAGCTCTAAGGGAAAGATCCTGGTTCCAACGAGGCCATAAACTGCAGGATCTGCCAGGAGAATGGACCTTATAGCCTCGTCAATGAGAGCCATTACCTATACCTCGCAAGAGCATTGGCAATATAAGCCTCTACGGTTGAATTTATCTTGTCTTTATTATTGTCAAGAGCCGGTCTAAGGTATGGCTGCGCTACCTGGTGGAATTTTCTTCCCCGTTTATCAGGTCCAGTATACCCGAATTCTACCCTCGCAGCATATTTAATATCAGTTCCTACCTGGCTTTCTGCTCTGGTAGGTGACCTCACTTTTTTAATTTCTCGAATACTGCGCCTGAGGGTTCCGGTTTTCACTACAACTCGCATCTTTGCGTCTTTCTCAACAACCGCAGCACCCTGAGAAACAGCTTTTGAGAGGATATCTTGAAGATCTTTTTCAATAATTTTGAAGGTATTCTGGAGCTCCTTTATGCCCTTGACTTCAACTTTGAAAGTGTCAGTCATACTCAGATTTTCCCCATCATAAACTCGATAAGAAACATCAGAATTCCAACAACAAGGGTAACGAGAAGCCCTGTCATTTTTGAATTGATAGTATCGATCTTTCCGTCTACTTTCTCAATGCTTTTACCAAGCTCCATCTCACCCTCCTTCCTGTCGATTTTCTCCTGCTGTATAAGTTCCTTTAGATCATTTTTTAGACAGTCGCGGTTTTTCTCACACTCCCCTCGATAAACAAGAATTTGAGGTGTGTTCTGAGGAGGCATTAATTATCCACCTATTTTTTCGTAACGACTTTTAATTGAGCTTCGATGTGGTCTATACTTCCATCTTTATTGTACAGTGTGGTAACTTTCTCTACTCTGTAAGTATGGTTGTATCCGGTCTCCGAACTGGTGACATAATCACCTTCCTGAACTACAGCGTTGTCTGGAAGGAAAACAATATCATTAGCAGTTATGTATTTTCCGGAATCAAAAATTTGAATGCCTCCGGATACACTGATAGAAGAAAACAAACAGGCATAGTGTATGCTGGAGGTAGTTGTCTGTGGAGTCCCTACTCCGTTTGTTTGGGGGATCACAGGTCCGGAGGCTGTGGCACTACCAGGGGTTTCAATGCCTTCATCGTGATCGTCGTGTATTGTTTCATTTCCGAAAGTTCCGGAAACGTTGTAAAGGATTAGATAGCCTGCAGCATTACCAGAAGCCCAGGAGCCTGAGCTTAAAACCACACTCTTAATTGTTCCTGTAGCTCCGGAAACTGACCCCGTAAGGATTTGCCCTGCAGTAAAAGCTACAGATCCGGAGGTAAAGTCCAGTCTGTGGTTCTGGGTTGCACTGAGTACCTGGCAGGAGTGTATCATTCCGGAATCAAGAGAGTTCATTGTTCACCGTCCCGTAACCCATCCTGCCTGAAGGGATGCTGAAAGAAGATCCTGTATATTTTTGAATGAAAGATTTGGCCTCGGCTTCGTAATCCTGAATGTCCTGGTCTATAGTGTTCTGCTCCTGAGCATTACCCTGCTTCTTTGAGGCTGGAAGTTCTCCGTTAGTTCTCATTTTTCGAAGAGTCAAAGCACATGCTTTACCTCGAATTGCCAGATTTACATCAGCGTTACTGTCATCAGTCGCGCCGGTAAGCCCTAGAACAATGTCATAAGCAGCATCTATGATATTTCCAATATCAGCATCTGATAGCTTCGTAAAAACCCTCGTCCGGACATCTGCAACAGAACACAACACCATAGTTCCATCTCCAGGTAACCGAGGTAACCACAGTAACCCATATTCTATTCTATTTTGTCTATAGTGATTTTGAACAGAAAATACGGTTACTAGGGTTACTGAGTTACCGAACAGAATATTTAGCTCGTGCCTAAGCTGATGATCTTACAGACACAAGGATCAGTCATGGTGGAAGTGTCCAGGTGTTTGAAACGTGGTACAAGTGCACCTACCTGCTCCATCATAATGTCGGATTTGGAACTGTTAGTCTCAAAATATACGTCATTTTCCGGAACCTGTGTCTCAATAATGTCGAAATACATTAGATTTTCCTGAGCGGCGACAGGACTAACCATCGCAGTTCCTGCAGCAAGATCCGGAACTTCAACAATCTGACCAGGCATAGTCCCGTTAGGTGCAGCAGCATTCAGGATTTTCAGAATAGCCGGAGATTCCTCTTTTCCGGTAGAGTTTTCTGAATCCATAAGTTCACCGTAATTGAAAGAAGCCATTGAAAGATTATATCCACGTGAATAAACCCCTGATAACTTCAGTTTTGAAATTGAGGATACTACAGCGGTTTTCACGTTTCCATAAGTACCAGAGTCTGCCCCAGTGACTGAATTTCCAGCAACCTGGTACATTCCTTTAATTAGGTAGTTTGTTCCTTGTGGCTTCCACCCATCGACGATGACTTTGTCTTGCTCTTTTGCAATATTTTTTGTCATGTCAGTAGAGATGTCTGCCTCAATGGTGATCTTTTTTTTCTGGTATGCAAGCCAGTCACGATGTTTGATTCTCACCGCGTCCTGCTGTACAGGTATACGGATCTGATCCTGCGCGAGGTCTATGGTATCCTCGATGTTTTTCTGGATATCATAGTTCGTGATTGCTCCGGACCGTGCAACGTATCGTAGTACATCAATCGTCAGAACGCCTAGCCCCTGATTAGAAAGCTTTTCGTTGATGGGCATTAACATCCTGCCTACTGACTGAGCAGTAAGAACCGGAGTAATCGTCGGGTCAAACTCATTCTTAAGTCTTGTAAGTAGTGGGTTTTCACCTGTCATTATCTCACTTCCTCGTAAGTACCCAGATTGGAGCTGTTGATGTAGTCGTGGTTACAGACTTTTCGGCATCTGCTATTACATCAGTGTTACCTGTGCTCTTCGTGGCTGACCCGGATTCTACTACAGATACAACCCCATTGATCGTGGCCGCGGTCAGATACCCATCTGTGGTTACTGACAGTTCCTGGCCTATCTGAATTGTTTGACTCGTGGCCAGCCTAGCCCTTATACGCTTTCCAGCCCCCCTCTCAACTGCAACCCAGTCACCTACCTTAAATGCGGTATCGATTGTCGCTGGCTTATCAGGTGACTTTTCGTAGCTGAGGAACCCAATTACTATTCCTCCTGATGTGTACTCTTTGACGTAATTGTCAGTTGTATCCATCACAACGGCAGTTCCTGGAAGGCACTTTGCTGCAGTTGCGTTTGGACCTATCTGGAAATATTCCACATCGATTCCAGGTCCCTGCTGGGTCATGTTGTCAACTGGCCTAAATCCTGGTTGTACTGCCATCTACTCAGGCCCCCTGTGAATAGGTCTTTGTATAAGGATCATAAATTGGGCTCTTTCTTCCACTACTACCGCCTCCACCTGCAGGATACTGAGGATCCGGACCGCTATCCCATCCGGCTCCAAGCTTTGTCCCAAGTTCGGAAGCAAGTTTTTCAAAGTCCGCAGCTGACATGCTGGAGAACTCATCTTCTGCAGTATCAAGATTCAGAGCTTCCTTCCTGGCAGCTACAAACTTTGCTCTGGCAGCTGCTAAGGTGTTCTTTACTTCATTTTCCTGATCATGTTTAGCAATGGCTGCAGCGATTCTCTCATCTAATTTTTCAAGAGGGAGGGAGGTTGCTTTGTCTTTTTCAAGAGAAGCTACAAGCTTTGTTTTATCTCCGAGGTCTTTCTCAAGCTTCTGGTTACTGGCTGTAAGGTCAGCAACCTGTGTTTCAAGCCCAGGTACACTTTCAGCTTTAGGCTTGAGCTCTTCAATCAGAGCGTCTTTTTCTGCGAGCTGTTTTTTCAGCTCTTCTACGGTTGGTTCGTCTGCTATGATTTCATCTCCTTTGGATTGAGAAGCAAGAATTTTGAAAGGTGAAATGGTGTGGACTTTTCGTTTTCCGTCTTTTGCGGCTGAAACTACGTTCCATTTTGCAGTTTCCCATGCAGGGTCATTAACAATTGTGATTGATTCGATAGCGATTCCGTGACCCCATCCACCAGAATCTATATCTAAGAATCCTGTAAAAATAGACCAGTTCTGTTTCCATGTTCTATCTTCGATTTTTTGAGAGGCAACTGAATCGGTGATCTCAGCCCGACACATAACATTATCCCCATCCTGCCAGGCATCAACCACATGACCGAGTTCAGAGTTAGGATCTCCGAGATAGTCACATCCATGTGGATCCATGCGGGAACATATGCGGACAACGGAAGTTTTGAGGCTTTTGATGGCGTTATCTGCTTCTGAAAATGGTACACCCCAACCATTTACGTTTATCGCGCCCAGGGGGAATGCTATCCCCTCAATTAGAATAGACATTTTATAATGTTAACGCCGTTAACAAATTTAAATATATCTATTAGTATTTTTAACTGTCTAAAAAATAGATTGATTCTAAGGCGCTGTATTGGACGATCTCATTGAAGGTGAGGGGAAAATAAGGGTAAATAAATCAATGTTTAAATTGTAAAGGTATGTGTAGACTGTTACGAAAATGAGGAGTTTTTAAAATACTGTGTATCATACCAAAGTATCGAATGTCATAAATTCCCGCAGTAAAACGAGATCAATAACCTTAATTAACAATTGTGAACGGTACTAAATAAAGCTTGTGGGTTTATAGCAGAAACAAATTATAAAAAACGTTTTTCAAAAACAGGATTACTTCTTTTTTGGATTTAATTTAGTATAAAGCGTATTCATTTCATTAATTTTTTGATTAGTTTGGAAGCTTTTCTCTCCGGCTTGCATACTATCTACAACATCCCCGCAGGCACCTAGGTACTGCTGAAATAGCTCCTTGTTATCTCCATTCTCTCTTTTAGCCCAAGACTCATACCTCATAATAATTCTATTATTTGCAGTTCTCAGGTTGTACTCGGTTGGGTTCTTGATAACAGACTGCATAAAGGGATTTACTTCTTGTTCAGCTTTGTAAGCAAATTGGTCAAAGTGTTCAAGCTCTTCGACAATCTGCTCTTCTGCAGTCCTGGACTGGTGATCTACAGCTGCAGATCCTCCAACCCCAAGAAGTATCATTGATAATATTGCTAGTGCGATTTGCTGATTTTTAGAGTAATTATTCAGGTATTTCATCCTTTACCTCATCCTTTTTCAGAGGCTTTTTTTCTACATAGATTCTTACTTCGCTGTCTACATCCTCTTTAGAAAAGCGTAGAGTAAGTACCTGGTTAGCTGGAACTGTATACACATTACCTTTGTTGGTCTTTTCTTTCCATTGGTCTATATACAGCTTATACTCTCCACTGTGCCCAGTGCTACCAGTTTCTTCTTGTCCAGATGTTATATTTTTTAAACAGTCTAGTTTTAAGGTAATTTCTCCTATTTGCACACTATTTGTCTCTTTTTGTTGAGTCCGTTGTCTTTTTTGTTTTTTATCATTTGTTATCTTGTCCGAAACTTCCATAAGAATAACTCCAATAAGTAAGATCTTGAACGAACCCTTATATTATTATAAGATATATTATATTTATTTCTTTGAATTTTAACTGCTGTTTGGGCATCATGTGATATCTCTTCCTATACATAAATAACTTATTAAAAGAAAAATAAATTTTCTTAAACTATACTACGTATAGTAGCCAGAAAAAAGGAGGTTTATTAAGCCTCCACTTCCTGTGGCGAGGGTGATATAGGGCTTAGGACCCGCCCTTCACGCTCTAAATTTTCCTTCCAGATACTTTCCAACTTGGCCCTCAGGTATTTCTCACCCTGAGGATATACGTATGCTGTGACTTCAGTTCCTTCCTTCTCCATCATTTCAGTACAAACTGAACCTATTCCTGTGAAGATTATGTGCTTAAATCCGGCCTCTCTCGCCCTCTTGAGCTTTCCATTCCAAGCCTCTATACTATTATGAGTTCCTGGCATTTCATACTCAAGACAGCCTCCGCGCCATGTGATATCGGGTCCATTGTTGTGATGTATCACAACGTCCTGGAAACCGTGCATGCGCATCCAGCCTGTGATGATGCAAACGATGACGAAATGTTTAACACTTTCAGGCCCAACAAGATCCTGATATTTTTCACCATCGGCGCGGGTGCCCTCTATTTTCTTCACCTGGTCCTCTCTTATGTAGGCAGCATATTTCCCTCCCCTACTCAGTGGATTTTCAGGGTTGGAATATTCATACCCAGGATAACTACCGCGAGGTTTGCTTACAAGCCAGTCTGTGACGAAGAAATGCTCTTTATCGTAGATAGGTCTGACAGCTTCTTCGACTGCAAATCCACGCTCGTCTGCCGTCAAACTTTCTATTCCATCGGATCCTGCAGCCCTCTGACTTGCTAGAAGTGCTTTGTCAAGCTTTTCGTCGAGTCTGACGACGAATTTAGTTGCATGGCCGTTCCGGAAGCATGTCCCGTAACCTGACCCCTGTTGCAAAAGATCTAATCGGTATTTTTCATCAATATTAAACGGATCGCAATATAGGTGTATATTTTGAGGCGTTAAGTTATTCATTATTATTAAGTTGCTAATGTTTGCATTGACCATATTCACAAAATTTTCTTTCATTACAGGGTGCTGAGTTCCGAGGACACCTGAGACTCCTGGAGCTCTTCCTTTGCTCATGCATTTATCGATATACGGTATCGATTCCTCAGCCTGGATGATCGAGCTGATTTCATCTATTATTATGTATGTCTGTGGCCTGTCCTCGACCTCATCATTTGAATAGTATGCCGTATTCAATGCACCGAAGATTTGTATCATAATCGCGCTTTGGAGACTGTCTGGAACACCACTTACATCATAAAGTTTCAATTTGTTGTCGAACTGCATATGTTCTTTTGAATTAGCCCACCACCAGTATGTGCCTCCTTCCATCGCTTTTACCATTCTGTGATACAGTGAAAGGACAGACTGGTCGTTGAAGTAATCAGATTCTTTTCTTTTTACTTCTTCTTTCATATACAGTCGCCAGTCATGAATGGAAGGCCAATCAAGAGCTCCTGGTTGATCCCACAACTCCACGTTATCGGGATCTCCGTTTGGCTTAAGGATATGGCGACTAATATACAACCCAATAAGAGTAGCTACCAAAAAGCCCTCTTGCCTTTCAGATAGTTTTCCTACCCACGTTTTTACAATGGCTTCAACCGTGTCTATCCAATTGTCTTTTGCCTTTCTGTATGTAGCATACCGTGTGCCCATCATCGTTCTGTCATACGGGATGATTAAAGGCGCTGGGTTGATTCCATCCGGGCCAAATATAGCAATTGCTCCACCATATTCTCTCACGAAATTACGGAAGTCAGTGCCCTTTTTGGTTTCTTCCTTTGGCTCTATCATTGCAACGTTATGGCCCAATGCACGAGCACTGGCAGCTACTTTACACATTAATGTTGTTTTTCCGGATCCTGGAGGACCAAGAATAAAAACTCCTTCCGGATCTTCGAGGGTGGCGCAAATCTGGCACGGGCGAAGCGTATCAAGCTCATCAAACCATACTGGACCTTTACCTGAAAATGCAGAGAGAGTGTCTCTTAATGGAGACATTGAAGCGATTGTGCGCCCGTTGACTGGCTGGAAGAATTTGATAGGAACTACGTTGATAGGTAGGGCTAGTTGTATTGCACTCCATTGTGCAAATCTAGGCACAATTGATCTAATACCACCCTCGAGCAGCACATCCTTTAATTTTGTGATAGTGTCTTTTACGATGTTTTTGTCTGGAGATAGGACCACACATACCATGGCAAATAACGCATAACTATCCATTCCATTCAATGTAACGTTGGTGTGTGCATCCAGCTTCTTTTCTTCATTTTTATTTACAGCTGCATTTACAGGCTTCACCCGTCTTTTACGAATTTGAGCATTTACCCTACTGACAGTGTTCTGGGCAGCTTTTAGCAAGGTGTGTTTTGTCGATTCCTTCAGCCCTATCACATTGTGAGAAAGAATTACATTTGCTTCATCGACACTGCAGAGATTGACGACCCTATCTATGGTTGCCAGGTCGTAATTCTCTGAATACTCTTTAAGCATCGGATTGTACTTTTCTTTCACGCCGATTAATAAGGCCTGGGCGTGCACTTCCTGGTTGAAAATTGTAAACAGGCCTGCGTCGGGTCCTTTCGTCGGAGAGTCTACATCTTCTATTGCCATTAAGTATGAAATTTCACGGTCAAGCAGCCCTTCAAGCTCATCATGTTCTTTTGCTGCTTTCTTTATAGCTCGACGTTTTGCCCTACTTATCAAGCGTTCTTTAATTCCCAAATTTACCACCCTTCCCAAGCAGATCCCCACGAACAAACATTTTGCAGGTTAGAGCGCCTTTTATTAACAAAGATAGTATATACGGATCTGTAATAAGCTCGGTTTTGATCCCCTTGACATTTATCGAGGCTTCGTACCCTGCCCTCATATCTCTCATATTTTGTAATGCCGTTTCTTTTCGAAGAGTAAAAGGTAATCCGAAAAGTATTAGATAAATTGGCTCTTTCGTGCTCTCTTGCCCTCTATACATTTCAAGAATTGAGTAAAGGGCCTGTTCTGAAAATTTATCGATGTTGGGTTTTTTGAGTTTATCCTTCATTTCCTGCAGGACCTTAGTTGCCGTATTTCCAGTAATCATCACTGTGTTTTTGTAGTGGCCTGCTTTGAATGTTTTATCCGAAGCATACATGTTTTCAATAATCACCTGGTGATCTGTCATAGTATAATCGGGTTTGGCAGTCACCACGTAACACCAATTTCCCTTGTAAGGATGACCTCTGATTGCCCAGAATCCATCTTTAGCTTTGTTTACAAGAGTGCGGTACAGCCCGCTTTCAGGATCATATCCCACAAACCCAGTAATTCTTTGTACTTCAGCTTCGGTGACCCTGTCATCGAAGATAGAGAATTTGTCAATAAATTTCCTGACCCGTTTATTGAAAAGCATACGCCCTATTGTATTATCCAATCGCTGTGGGTGTCCTGCAAACCATAACCATAAAGTAAATACTACTATCATAAGTAAGGCAGCAGTGAATGAAACTGCATTAAATATAAAAAATTGAAAAATAATCTTTCTTCCAAATGTGAAAAAAATAGTCATCCCAAGTGCTGCATCTACCATACCCATTATAGCGAACAATGTTGACCATTTCATAGTCGTAGTGCCACCAAACATGTTTAGCGCACTTGATAAGACATGTGGCTGATACCTGACAGGTCTCATCTTCTCAATAGGTGCTAGATTTTTTGTTGCCATCAGTACCCCTCGACTATTTGATCTATAAAACGTTGTGAAGATGCCCATTTAATAATTCTATAAGCAATGAAAATATTCAGAACCCCTCCGAATATCATGCCTACAGTGACGTATGTTGGATCTGAATAATGTAAATAAAGCCCTATGCCTACTGATAAGGATCCAGTGTTAATCACATCAATAAAGTTACAAAGTAAGAACATACCCCATAAGATCACATTAATCGTAACGAACCCTCTAATATTCCCTAGGAAGAGTATAATAAGTGAAATTATGCCCAAAATCAATATAGCTGCAGCGAAAATGTGGATACCATACACTCCGAATTTTGACTCAAAAGCGTTGCTGAATGACGCTAAACCTTCAAGTAATCTGATAGGTATAGAGTCGGCATATAAAGCCGGTAACACGACTTCATGTGGAGTGATAGCAGAAATAGCAAGATTTCTAAGCCCCGTAATTAAGAAAACAGTTGTAATTGAAATACACCAATACGTTAATGCAGTTTTACAGACAAATTTCTGCATTTCATTATCGTATGGCCTTTCTTCCCCCGTCAAATATTCCATTGCCTCTACGAAAGGATACTCTGCGTTGTTGTAGATCAGTAGCATTAAGTAGGATCCAGGGATAAGAAGTATAGCGATACATAGGTAAAATGCACCGGTATATAGAATTGATTTTTTAACAAAAACCGGTTCAAATGGATTGATCGCTACATTTCTTATTTTATAAGTGACTAACTCATCTCCGTTTTTATCCGTGTCTGTTTCCGTCTCAAATATCGTGACGGATCCTTCAAACAGTTGATCTATAATACCATTGATTACAGAATATTGTGCATTCTCATACGCAGTTTCTAAACTTTTTAATAAACCCCCTTCCCCATCCCCATTATTACCATTTACGTTTTTCTTTGTGTCTTCGTCTTCCTGCTCTTCATCCTCGATTACTTCTTCGTCTTCTTCGTCGTCTTCCTCGAGTTGTTTTTTCAGAGCAGCCTGGTATTCAAGATTATTATTACTCCCGTCAGCGTCTTTTATTTTACCATTTTTTGAATCTACGACCTTGATGCCTTTGCTGTCTTTGCTGGCAGTTGTTTCTGCAATCGCCGTACCGGTGAGGAAAATCAATAAAAGAAGAAGTGCGAAATACGCACATAATTTTTTCATAAGTATTTCCTCATATAATCAAAGTCATTCCAAAGCAGACCACACACATAAAAAAGGCTACTGTACCAATACCTTTCACAAATTTAGTAGTCTTTTTTGTTTCATTATCTACAGTCGCCATCGCTTCATCGGGGTCGTTGTTTGTTAACAACGCGAATACCATAATCAATATGCTCTTGAGGAACGCGAGTATAGAGCCTGAAAAACAACTCAATCCTAAAACTGCAAATAATAAACAGAATATTTGAAAAAAGGTGTCACTGACCATTGCCACCTTTAGCCAATTAGATGGTTTAAATGGTTCCCAGAAATCCCTTTCCTTAATATCATAGCCAAGGATTTTATCATTAGTAAATATTTCATTGCTTTTTATGGGACCGTCGTCGTTGCTGCTACTCCCTGAGTTACTGTTCGAGTCAGAATTTGTATCCTCTTCATCATCTGCCTCATCGCCAGTCAGTTCATCAGAACGCACAATGTCGTATGTTTTCTTTGGTTCTTGGTCGGTTCGTCCTGCTTCCGCTGTTAATATGATACAGCTAAAAAGCATGAGCAGTGAAAAAACAGCTCCAATTATTCTTAACAATTTTCGATTCATATTTAACCTTCTAAAAATTATACGTTTTGTATATACTTCATAATGTTTACAAAGTATATAAAGAGAGTGGACTATAATTAAAAAATTGGTATTTTTGTTTACAAATTATATAAAGAGAGATAAGTTAAAAGATTAAAAAAAAGAACAATATTGATTAATCAATATCGTTTTACATTAATATCTCAAAAATACAGTAAGCAAAAATATACCTATAAAAATCTCAAAGAAAATCCCGATCATAATTGGATTTATTGTAATTGGCTCAACCTTTACTGTGGTTGCTTCAATTATTGGTTGGAAGGTGTCCTTTGGAGTAACACAGGTGATGGTGATATCTTGCAGATCGATTTTACCAGGAAGCTCTAAATCATCACCTGTATGATCTAATTCGCCACTCCATATCGAAGTCTCTGTAAAGACAACTCCATGTGAAGTTTTCTCCCCTAGCATTAGGGTATGTGTAGCTGTTTTTCCATCGACTTCATATACTACCTCAGAAACTCCCCTTAGTTTATCATCTGAGAATTTTACGAAAGTAGTCGTGTTGTTACCCATTACACGATATTCAACTTCGCATAGTGCCTTGGTCGGGCTTTCTTCGATTCCATCTGGCAGTATAACATTTTCATCTTCATCTACTTGAGTGCAAATCCTCTCAGAAAGAACATCAAGAAAATTATCAAATTCAAACTCCTGAGCTTCTTCATCTGTGATTGGATCCTCGTTATCATAGACTCCACCTGGATTATAATCTAAACTAGTTGGTGGCATACCATCACAAGACCAGGCCTCTTCATCTTCGTCCCAGGTATACCCAGATGGTGTTTTGTTCTTTTTTGGATCGAATGAGATATCGGAGCTGGACTTGTGGCAGCCTTCGACATCATTGCCTGTGTTATCCCAAAAACAGTTGTCCTCACTGGTTATTGATTGAGGACCTATCTCGCATCTAATTCCATTACCGCCTCTGCTATCAGATCTGCCTACCTGAATATTTGTGAAAATATTTTCCGAAATGTCAGAATGTGCTTCGGTCCCCCACGCTTTGTTATAAGCATAATATAGGATCCCGGCACGATAACAAGAATCAAAAACGTTGTTCGAAATTTTCAAGTTGTCATATCCACTAATTACCATGCCTCCGACCCAGTAGATACCCCGATCAGTGCCAGCATTCATGATAACATTGTGATGAATATTTGCGCTCTGCTTCCCTGTTTTTGTTTTACCGACGACCCAGAAACCCGGGCCATAAGAAGAATATATTGTATTATAACAGACCTCGATATCGTGCATTTCCCCTTTATCATTTTGGATCTGGATCCCTGGCCCTGCAGGACCTCCTCCCTCTGGAACTACTATTGTATTTGAATGAAATAACACTCCTGAGCAGTCCATCACCCTTAATGCAGAGTTGGCCATCGGCTCGATGTAATTATTATACGCTATGAGCTTCTCGGATTGAGTCCCATAGAAGGTATCGTGTCCACATCCAGTAGCATAATTATCATGAAAAGATATGTTCTCGCAGTACCAGAAACGGAAATAATCACCCAGGCTATCAGAGAACCTGTTGTAAGCTACTTCCACGTTTTTGAAATGTTTTCCACCTATTGCATTATCATACCCCTGCCCCTTTTTCTTGCCTTTTTCTTTTCCGCTGTGGCCATTCCAATACGGAACTGTAGGCCTGTTTTCAGAATTCCCCAGGATATCCAAATATAGAAATTTTGTATTATCCGAAGCTTCAAAAACCGGGACCTGTTTCCCCAGCTTGAGATCCGGACCCCATTCAATAATAGTGAGCCATTTTCCGGACTTACTCATAGTCCCTTGAATTGTCGTACCTTCTGGGACTTTGATCGATTCCTTGCAGTTTAGGATGTATGTCCCTGCAGGAACTGTGTATACACCTCCGGCATTCTCTTTTAGCCCTTGTATTATGTCGTTTTCATCACCTACTTCATCACCTGCTATAGCGGGACATGTGAGTAAGAATATTGTTAGTAATATAATTGCCGAACTTTTCAAATGCATAAAGTATATATCACTGTATTACATTATAAAGTTTACACATTATTTAAACCTAAAGCTTATGGTATTTAAACTATTTTTAGTGTAAGTTTAAGGTATATAAATAATGTAAACATTGTGAGGTGATTTAATTACGAAATCTATATTAAAAATTGGTAGCATAATGCTGATTTTTGCTATGTTTGCTGTTGTGTTTTCAACAACTGCTGCTGCTGAGACTGCAAATAAAGACCTTCCTGATTCTCTTGACGTGACAAAATTCCTTGATAAGTATAAAGGAGAAAGTAATTACATCGAAATAGTAACCGAAACTGCAGAAGAAGATCACCCTGCCTGGAAATGGGATGTTTTAGAATGCAATGGAGATGATTTCGTTGTTTTCTACTCAAATTCGGACAATGATAAGGGATACAATGCTGAATATCGTGATGTAGATGGGGAGATTAGTGTCCCTGTATGTGGCAATGGATGCACTGTGAAGGATAAATATAAAGGAGAAAACGATGAGGAAAATGAAGTAGAGGAGGATGAAGAAACAGAGGAAGTAGAGGATACTGAAGATTCTGGACATGCTTATGAAGATCTGGTGAATTGCCTTGATGCATATACTGGAAAGGTAACTTGTTCCAGTAGATCGTGTGCCAATAACATGTGCGATTATTTAAAAGATAATGGGTGGGATGCTGAAGTAGTAAAAAAAGCATACAAAAGCGTTGCATCTGGTCAAACGCGTTTTTGCATAGATGTTGATACCGAGGATGAAGGATTAATGTCCATCGTGCTTGGTTAATTTTTACCATCTTTCTTTTTTTGGAGAGATTACAATGGCAAGATTTGGTTATTGGATCTGGAGAAAAATTATATTTTTAACAATTTTTATATTGTGGGGATTGGTTGCGTATTTCGCAGGCTTAATGCAACTCAAACCGTGGTGATTTTGTGACAAAAAGTACCGAGAATTTTCTATTAGGGTTATGTATTTTTCTAAGTATTGTGGCTGGGGTTGCAGCTGCTACACCTGCAAGATATTTCTGAAAGGTGGTTTTGACATGAATGTTGGAAGACATGAGCATAATACCTTAGAAATTTACAGTGCACTTGCAACCTTTGCACTATGTCTTGAAGTGGTTAGCGGCCTATTTATTTTTTAGGGGATGGGATGATTACCGGATTCGAATATTTACACATAAAAATGATTGAAAATTGGGAATATTATTTTGAATATATATACAAAATGAGCGGGAAAATCTGAAAGGGGAAAATGAATCATGGCTACTGAAATCTTAAAAAATTCTAAACTGATTGTGGAATTAATTAATCCTGAACCTGAGCTCGTAAACGAAGTTCAGGTTATGCTCGATAGCGGAAGACCCAAAGAAGATATAATACGAAAACTGAAGCAAGCCCTGTGTTATTTTGAGTGGAGTATAAGGCATACGTTGTCAGGAGTAAATGTATGAGTATTTGGATTGTGAGGTGTCCATTTTGTATAATAGGAAAGGACTGTGATCCACTGCATAGAGGGTATGTTTTAACAAGAGACGTGGATAAGGCAGCATGTTTGAGGAAAATATGGATTATTTAAACCACGTTAAATTCAATATTAGTTTAATTTTTCTTGCCTCGATCTACGCTGCATATACTAACTTTCTAAACTTTCATTCTTTTTTAAAACTTTGGGCTGGAGTTGTTCCCTATACTTTTTTGATAACCTGTGACCTTGATTCATCTACAAGCTTGGTTACTAAACTATGGGGACCTTTTAAATTTATCTGGAGGCCGTTTGTGGATGCAGGGCATAGGGAAATACTCCACTCTATTGGTTGGGGCCCGTTTATCTTGATAACTCCAGTTTGGTTAATACTACGCTTTAAATTTGGAATTGATGTTTGGGAAGAGAGTATAATAGGTGCAGTATTAGCTCTTTGGGGGCACATACTTGCAGATAAGATTTATTCTAATATTCTAGAAATTAAGAAGATAAAAATCGTGAAATGGGTAAGGAGGGTTTTTTGAATATGTCAATCCTGGGATATATTATTGTATTTTGTGTTGTCGAAGTACTTGCACTATGGGTTGTTGATAAAGTTGAAGGTGGGTTTAAATTTAGAGGGAAGTGGTATTTTAAATGAAAGTAAAAGAACTTATCCGCGAACTCTATAAATGTAATCTCGAAGACGATGTATTAATAATTTCATCCGAATCGGGATCTTTTAACATTGTAGATGTGTTTGAGGAAGATAATACTATATATGTTAAAGGTGAGTGAAAAATAGAATGGTTATGTGTGAAAAATGTGGGTTTTTTATACCAGTTGATAATAAAAAAGGAACATGTAATAATCAAAACTCTGTTTTTTTTGAGTCAAAAGTTTCTAAATTCGGAAGATGCTGGAAAGGCGCATCTAAATAATAGATAGAGTGTTGTGGTGAATATACATGCCAGAATATGATGAAAGTGGGTTAACTAAAGCCGAAACTTCTGCTTCTCTAACACATCCAAAAGTGAATCTGGGGTGTTTGGCCGAATCTATTGAAAAACTAAAACCTATCAAGATTTACGTATGGAAAAAAGCAGAAGTCTATAAGGATAATCCTGATAAAGCTCCTGTGTGGTTGGCAGACGAGTTTAATATAATGTGGATAAAGTACTCCGAATATATCCCTGAAGGTAAGGAAGGGATATTGCCTTATTTAGAACCCTATGAAATTCCAGAGGAGGGGAAAATGTACGATGAAGTTATCCTATTGAAACATAAGGATCTGGGAGAAGAAGTCCTGGATATAGACTTGACAGGAAGAGCTTTATTAAGAAATTTCATTCCGGACTAATCGCGTTTTCGTTTTAATTTCTTCTTACTTTTTTTCTTTTAAAAACTGTATCAGAAAACATATAAAAAATCACCTATGTGTTTCTTACTATTTTTTTACAGTTAGGTGGATCCTGGTAGAAGAGAACACGTATACATGTGATTTTACTAGTTTTCGTGTTTACACCAATAACTATATATACAATTGGTGTGTAGTATATTATAGACAAAGAAAAACGATAACAAAATAAGGAGATAACCAAAATGAACGCTAAACAACTGATCGAACAAGTAAACGAATGTGCAAAGAACAGCTGGCAGAACAGCGACCTCTGGAAAGAATCGCAGGAAATGCTTGAAAAAATAGCTGAACACTTTGAAAACTGCGAAGAATGCAGGAAAGAATTCGATGCCCTGGAATATCCTGAAGAAACATTAATTGAATTTGAGGATAGACTGGCAAGAACCGAAATCACAGACTGGATCTGTGATTTTGAAGATGATGTTAATGCAGATGATTTGGATACCTCAGAAATTGTAATGGAGGCACTGACTGAAATTGCAAAACAAGACAAAACGTCGGTTAAAAAACTTTGGGAAAATGGATATACAAAAATCCATAACGCAGATGAAGTTTCAGAAATTGTGGTAAAATACATCAGAGAGAACGTCAAACCAGAAGAAATTGAAGAATATTATAACTGGGGAATTGAGAAAGTTTGGATGGAGTAAGAAAACTCCAAACTTCCTTTATTGAGGGTTCTATGAAAAAATATAAAATCCGTTTCCTCTCTGAAAACCATGGAGAGGAAAACGTAACTGCAGAATTCGAGGTAACAGTGCATCAGTACATGAAATTTTTAGGGCAGGTAAAAAAGTTGAAGGGGATGAGGTGATGTCTTCAAAACTTACTTTTTCCGGAATAAAATCAAGGACCATAAAAACGGAGATAAGCGTAACTGAAAAAAAATACGGAAGGCTTCACGCAGGGACCACGATTTCAAAGATGGCTCAAGAGCTGATCCTCGATGTGCTACTCCTGAGCAAAGAGCATACGTTGATAGCTGATAAGCAGATTGAAATTGACGAGGCTTACCTGAAGGACAGGAAGACTTTCAGGAGGGAGGACATATCAGATGTTGACATTTCGAAAGGAAGGGCAGCAGTTGGAACTGATTTTTTTAAACTGTTTAAAGATGGGGACGTAATAGAAGTCATTTTGCACGAGTAATAACTTCAATGAACCTTTTAAGGGATGAGTTACTATATTTTTTCCTATTTTTTCCTTTATGTGATTTTACTAGTTTTCGATTGGATAATTACATAACAGTTGCATACTGGATGATTGGGTGAAATTTTGCAGAAAATTTTTAAGTTGAAATTCCTACCCCTAACTTTATTAACCGCTTTTCTACATCTTCGTCCAGGATGTATTGAGGAATTGACCATTTCTCTTTGAAAGTGTCTATATTTTTGAAAGTGTTTTTTACAAGTTCTTTATCCAATCCTTCTTCGATGGGGTTTAAATTTTGACCCACTTGCTGAGAAAAGTCTCTGTTCTCGTACCGTAAGCTATCAGGTATCTCTGTATTATTCGCTATCGGGAGAATGGTTGTCCTGCAATGATGGTGAAAAGGGCATCTATAAAGTTTTGCTTCTGGTGAATCTACTCGAAAAACAGTTCCATGCATGAGCCTGCACTGCATAGAGGTTTTTTCGTCAATGGTTGCGTATATTTGATACTCTTCTATTCCAGATTCTTTATATCTGTAGTATGATGTGTTTGTCGCTACATCTGCGCTGAATGTACGGGCCCACCTTACAGCTCTGTACTTCTCTCCTCCCCAGAGA